CGCTCAAAGGCTGAAATCTGTTGCTGATAATTTACTGCGCTTGGATTAAAAGACATTATTCCTCCTTACCATAATCCTGTTGCACTTCCCAAACTGCCGAGAAATCCTCCACCTCCACCTCCACCACCTCCTTGGGCGGCGGCGTTAGCGGCGGCAACGGCTCCAGCATTATCTCGCTGATACTGCATAGTTTGCTGTGCAATGATGTCATTAAGTTGGGCTTGAGTATAACCACCCTGTTGATCTATAAAGTTACCTTGTTGTGCCAGTCCTCTCATTTGCTGATTGGTCATTGATCCTGCACCTTGTAGTGCGCCCATACCTTGACCAAGCATCTGACCTTGCATTGCAGATCCTTGCATACCTGCGGCTAACCCTTGACCTGTCATACTTGCTGCTCCTTGCATTCCCTGGAGTCCAAGACCTGTGGCACCACGATACATTCCACCAGCCTGACCTGTCATACCTGCTTGCTGACCAATTGCACCCATCTGTCCACCTGCGGCACCCATCTGTCCTGAGAGTGATGCGAGTTTGGCTTGTTGCTGTCCTTGTGCGCCCTGCATTCCAAACTGACCAGCGGCCTGTGCGCCAGCCATTTGCTGACCCATTAAGCCCGCTTTCTGGCCCGCACCTTGCATTCCCATAGCGGCAGCTTGACCAGTCAGTGCGGCCTGTTGTGCGCCCAGATTCGCCTGTTGACCTGCGAACCCTGCTCTCTGGCCTAGCAATCCTGCCTGTGCTTGTTGTTGTCCAAGCTGTTGTGCTTGTGCTTGCATCTGTGGATTGAGTGCGCCCAGTGCAGATTGAGTCATACCAGCGGCCTGACCTAATTGGCTCTGCCCCATCTGTTGACCTTGGAGTGCAGAAGATAGTCGTTCTTGTCTTCCTGCGGAAGCCTGATCGGATGCTGACTGCTTCTGGAACTGTGCGACCTTGGCAGCGATCTCAGAAGGGGATGCTCCAGACTGTGCCAACTCTCTGCGTAGCTTCTCTTCACTACCCTTCTGACTTGCCATCCTTTGCTGTTCCATTTGACCACGAAGTTGTTCACTTTGCGCTCGACCAACATCACCTGACATTGCCTTGTCAGCATATCCAGCTAGTTTTTCTTCATATCCCTGTCCTCTTTGACCAAGATTTTGAGTTCTGCTTTCAAGACCTTGCATCCTCCCCTGAAGGTCTGCGGATTCTTTTTGAAAACCTTCTGCACCAAATTGTTTTTTAGCAGTTTCAACGTCAGAAGCTCCAGTTCTAAAACCTTTTTGACCTTCTTTAACGGCAGTATCTACGTCACCTTCCAACCCTTGCATTCTACCTGTAACATCAGTTATGCCCTTCTGAGCGGCTGAAGCGGCATCAGCAATACCCTTACCATCAACGCCTTCATAGGCTTCTCCAATTCCTTTGTAAACATCCCCCATCTGTCCTGCCTTGCCAGCGAGTCCTTCCATCTCACCAGCTAAACGCTCTTGAGTTCTTTGGCCCTTTTGTGCTTCTTCTTGAAACTGACCAGCTTTATCTTGATAAAACTTTTCTGCCTTATCTCCTCTCTCCTTAGCATCGGCGGCTATTGTATCAAACTTACCTTGGTAGCCCTCTAACTTACCTGATAAATCGCCAAACCGTTGAGTTCCTGTCTTGGTTTGTCCTGCAAGATCTTTTGCCTGGGACTTGTAATCCTCATACTCGCCTACAAGATTGCCTCTTTTGCTAGTTCTGTATTCCTCAAGACCTGTTTTCTTGCCTTTTTCTATTCCCTCAGTCATTCCTGCTGACTTACCTTCGGCTTTAGCAGCATCAATATCAGCCTGGGTGAAACCACCACCTGTGTTCGTGTTAGTGTTTCCACCACCGCCACCATCACCGCCACCACTGTCAGGCGTATCATATCCACCTTCTCTTCTGTACTGGGCTTCAGCGGCTATCTGAGAACTAGATTTTCCTAATGGATTACTCCAACTCCATCCTCCTTCCTCATCAGAACCAGTCTCTTCTCGTTGATCATCATTATCATTATCGTCACTACCCCACCAAAAAGACGGGATACCATACGGGGTCATTTCACCAGATCCACCAGCCCTTTTAAGCATCTGCATTTCTTGCGGGTTGACATAGGCAAGGCTTTCTGGCTCTCCACCATTAGGAGGTCTATATGTCCTTGGAACCTCAGTCATTTGCTGTTTGTCTTCCTGAAGTTGACGAAACAGATTCATCTTCTCTTCCATTCCTTGACGTTGATTCCTATTTGCCATCTCTTGCTGTGCAATTTGCTGTTGAAGTAATTGCTTACGTTGCATCGCTGCTTGCTCGTCAGGAGTCTTTGGCCCCTGCTGTGGCATCATTGGTGCTTGACTTGCTCTCTGCTTGGCAAGTCCCATAAATCCTGGCTCTCTCATAATCAACTCGGTGGTGAAGGTTGTGCTGGTGGTTCTTGATCTACTTGTGTTACATCCGTTTCAAATAGTGCAATATCTCCATCCCCATCTAATTGCACCCATTGTAATACTTGTCCTGTGGCTCCTGCTGGAAGATAGTCTTTATGTGTTTTATATCCTCCATCTTGGGGTATTAAAACCTCTGGCAACCATTCCTTAAATAGTAGTTCTCCATCTAAGTAAACCCCTAATTCAACATCCCCTTGATAGGTCACTTGATACTCTGAGTGAGTTTTTAAACCACGGTAAAACTTTGGAGGCAAGGTAATCGGCCTTGCTGATAAAATTTGTCCCTTTTGTGCAGATGAGATAACTTGCTCAATATGCGGAACATAACCGTATGAAAGAGGTGGAAAATAAACTTTTCTCGTATCTTGTTTTTTACCCTTCCTTGGTATAAGTGACAAGGTTTTCTTGTTGCTATTGTTAGGAAAGATCGGAGTTTCATCTATATAGAGTCTTAACTGTAAGTTGTTATTAAATGTTACCTCAAAATACTGAAATAAACTATTATTTCTGAACTGTGACTCAGGTACAGCTTCAAACTGATGCCTGACCACATCAGGTATGTCACAACTCATTTGACCCACATAACCATTTGATCCCTTTGGAAGAGAAATTCTTCTTGTCTGACGAACTGCATGATCAGGTAATGTTTTGCCTGTTGCGGTAAGGATGTCAGCACCATCAATTGTTACCTTGAGAGTCGGTTGTCCTAGATATTCAAGTAATAATGACTGAAAAACCTTTCTTTCCTGAATCATGTGTAATCCGAATCTTTTTCTGTTTCTAATAAGAAAACTTTATGCTCTAATTCCTTTACAACTGAGTTAAGAATACGAGTATTATCAAATAGTTGTCTCAAACAATCCCTTATTTTTTCATCTTCTATTTCAAAGTAAAGATCAGCATCAGAAGTACCTAATTTTACTGCCATTAGATTGCCTCTGCATCAAACACCATTCCTGAAATCCTACTGGTTTCTGTTTCGTTTGTAACCAGATGAGGTAAGTGACCTTCAGTCATAGAAGGAAAATACAATGTCGCAGTACCTGTATTCCCTGTCCCAGGATCAGTTAGGGTTGTTAATGCTATCTTTTCAACAGCATCAATCTTTGCAATTATTGAGGGTGTTCCTGTATATGTTAGATTAATTGCATTAAATCTACGCTTTGATTGTTCAGAAAGCATCTCATACTTAACGGATATTGACTGTATTTTCCCAGTACAATTCCTAAACTCTATTGATGCTCTATTGGCAACAGTAGCACTAGCAAGGGATAAAGCCCTATTAAACTCTGCTTGTGGTGTAGGAAAACTAAATGTGTCAGTAAGATTACCATCACATTTTATGTCAATATCTCCTGAAAAATCACTTCCTGTTATGTAAACAGTTTGATATACCTTTTCAGAGGTAATGTCACCACCTGTAAAATCTCTAGTTTCAAAACTGTAATTATTAGAGAGGGCTGCTCCTCCAATAAAACCAGACTCTGTAAAGAGTTTATTAACAGATGCCCTATATAGCATATTGGAAGCATTTATAGTGGACTCACAAATCTTAGTGGTCCCAAACCTCATATCAACTTTCCAACCCTGTCCACCAGATGTAAGCAAATAATAAATATCATCTATTACACCAGCTACATTCTCGGCTGGAGTTCCGCTTGGTGGTGAGAAATCTTGGATTAATGGCTCTGTTAAAACCTGTACGTTTCTTCCATCAAACATACAAATACCTGCATGAGATACATATATAATGGAGTCACGAATATTTCCTATGGTCTTGTGCATCCCCATTGGAATACCTTGAACTGTAGGAATTTTAACCTTTCTCATTTCATTGTGTGCATTACCATACACCCTATGGGCACCAAACTCTGTAAAGACTACTGCCTCACCACCTCTTGTGGCGATCCCTGTTATTTGAGCATCAAAGTCTAGGTATCCATCAATAGCAAAGTTATTTGGTTTGGCGTAGTTGCTTATGTGTAATCTTTTACCAATCGATCCCACAAAAAAGTTATTGTATTCTGACAGATATTGTAGATTGTATGGAATTTCAGTTGGGTCATTGATAGGCTCTATTTCTATCAACGCTCTAGGTGGGGTGAAATCAAGAAAAGTACCACAACCATCATGACCGTTCCCATTGTCTGCATTTACATCAGTGCCATCCACGTTAGTAGATGCAAACATATATTCTCTAGTATCTTCATTAAAAGGTTTACCAGTGTTTGGATCAATAGCCGTTGATGTAAACTTCACAAAGAAATGTAAGTCTATCTGGTGACTTGCATTACCTCCGTAGATTTTATGATTCGTGTTTGTATCAGAAAAGTAAGTACTTTCCCCTGCGTTATCTACTTCTTCCTCTACTGCGGTTGCTGTTGCATTTCCTGACACTGTTACTGAAGGGGCGGTTTCATAACCACTACCCTTATCTGTAATAATAATTTGTGAAACTGATCCACTTGATATATGTGCTTCTGCCGTTGCTGTTTTTCCTCCAGAACCGCCAGGAGCAGCTACTGTGACTGTAGGCACTGATGTATATCCGCTTCCTGCGGAAGTAACATTGATCGCTGATAGACCTTTAGTTGTGTAAGTTCTCCTGCTTCCAGTTGCTCCATAACCATAATACTTTACAAACCATTCTGCTCCTGTTGGTAGATTGTGGACCTTGGCTGTTACATCATTAGTACTTACACCAACCTCAACAGAAACTGGAGATCCATCTTCCTGTGCAGTCAACAAAACATCGTGCATCTTTTTAACAGTTGTAGAGGTTCCACCTACCCTGTATAAAGCAAACTTGCCATAGAAACTGTCGTTAGCATCTTTATCATTAATTTTAACCTTTGGCAAGACAGGTACAGACCCCTTGTCTCTCCCAATGTTTGCTGAACTAAGACCCATTGATGAAAGTGATGAAATGCCAGATTCCCCTCCTGTTGCATCATCAAACCTTGCAACACCATACTGGAATGGAACAGGAAAGTTTTGGGTGTACCAGTTTGTTGAGTGACCGTCAGCACGATCAGAGTTAACTTCTTCTAACTGAGTTACAGTTATAATGGGTGATGGGCTTGGTATCTCTAACTGGTAAACATTAGTAAGAATCCCATCAATCAATCTTATTGGAGTTGTATTTACACTGATAAGAACATTCGATCCTGAAGCGGTTGCGTTCTTGTTAAGTGTAACTTGATTGGTTCCATAGTTTAATGAATCTATTTTTGTTTTCTCAGGAATTCCTGGACCCTCAATAGAGTCTGAAACTATCAGCTTAACGATGTCAGCGGCGGCGACTGTAATAACGGCTGATCCGTTTGTTGTAGTGGCGTTGATTTGAAAATAATCACGACCCATGTAGAGGTCATCATTATACTCTACAAAGGATGTAACAGAACCTAGCCCCTGTTCTGTGTCATTAATGATGACTGTTTTCCCGCTATTAATAGCGTAAACACCAGTCTCTTGAATTGTAAGTGGATTGCCTAAATCTGTAGTTGTAGCAGTAATAGTCGTTGTGGCACCAGGACTTATTACTGTAATAGGTCGAGAAGTTTGACCACCAATACCATCCGTACTTACCCAGGTATTACCTTTCTCATAGAAGTAATTTTTACCACCACCATCACCTCCTACTCCTGTGTCTGGCCTTATATCACCATGAGAAAAGTCCACATTGGTCGCAGATTGGACCATGTTTTCTGGCAGTTTGTGCGCTGGTATCCTTGTATTTAAACCGCCTGAGAAGTCTATTTGTCTGTCTAAAGCCATTCATCAAACTTTAATTATGTAATGTACTGCAATGATTGGTGATATATTATTGTGTGCTGTGCCAGAACCTGTAGTACCAATTGTTGTAACGTGACTGTGGTTAGCATCTGTAATTGCTGTAGTTACTGATGGGTTTCCTGCATTTGAATTACCTGTAAAAGCAATGCTTGGATTTGTCGTTGGATTAGTGGTATTGGCTGTACTTACTGCACTTGTTGTTGCATTAGATGCTGCCCCAGATGTCCCTGAAAACGCAGCAATATCAACAGGGTGAGTGTGAGAATCTATTGTGTGACTGTGTGCAGGAACCGTATGAGTGTGTGCGATGTCATGAGTATGGCTTGCTGATTGGTTGCCAGTTGTTGTTGGTGACTGTCCCTTTGTTAATAAATCACCACCAGGCCAGTGACCTGATATGGAGGACTCTGCATCATAGTCATGATCCCCAACTCTCGTGTATCCTGCGTTCTGTGCATAATCGTCGCCAAAAAACTCATGAGTGTGAGCGTAGTCGTGTGTATGATTAGCAGATTGATTTCCAGAATTGGTGCCTGAAAGAGTTAAAGTTTCTGCCGAATTATTGTTGGTTGACAGTGATGTACCGCCTGTATTTTGTGATCCGTGATCATGGTCAATGGCGTGAGTGTGGGCCATTGTATGCGTGTGAGCCATGGGATGCACATGATTCGGCAGTAGTGCTTCAATAATAAGCGAAGAAGTAGCTGTAATATTTGCAGCCACACTCGTCATAGATGCAGCGTGATTATGTGATGGAAGCTCTGCGGTTACAAGAGTATGGGTTTCAGAACCTGCGGTGTCTCCTAGTGTTCTGGCAGTCAGTCCTGCACCAATAGAATTTGCAGCACCAGTATGAACTCCAACAGGAGATCGTGTTCTAAAGTCAGGAAGTTTTACGGTGTTTGTTCCCCATGCGGCAGAACTTGAATTACCCCAATCACTACCTGCTTTTAGTAGATTAAAAAGATCCTGGTAGTCATTCCCCTTACCATCTGCATTATAGTGTCTTCCTCCATTGCCTGTTGTCTGACTTATTGTGTCGCCATTACAATACAACCAACCTGTAGGTGGATCATCACCAGCAGCGTTCCCAGCATACATTTTAATTTCGCCAGTAAAACCAGAGAAATTATTTTTACCAGTCACTTTGGAAGTAAGAGTTAATGTATCAGTGCTGGCATTACCAACTACTATATTACCATTAAATGTTGCTGTATTAGAAACAGTTAGCGTTCCATTAACTGTTAACGCTTGGGTAGAAGTAGTCCTTAGATTAACATTTTCATTAGATTCAAGGATTACATTAGCAGTAGCACTATTGCTAATATGCCTTATTTCATTAACCTTTAGAGTACTCATAATCGTAGTTTTGTTTCTTTAGTTTCTCTTTTCTCTTGTCACGATAAGGTTTTCCTGGTGATCTTTTCTTACTCATGAATTAAACCTTCTTGATATGCGGTTTTTCCGTTATTCCTTATTGCTGTAAGTACCTGACCTCTGTTCCCCATTTTATTATATGAACAATGAACCCATCCATCACGAGGGTCTGGGCCTGGAAACTCTAATATGAGTTGATCAAAAGTTAAATTATCTCTTATATAAACTGCCAACTCAGCATTTGATATAGAGTACGCCTCAAAATCTGCGGCCTCTCCCTTAACATGAGATGAATTATCTCCGCTACCAATTGCTCTATTTAATTCTAACACTCTCAGTCCTGAGTTAATAGCTACAGTTCCAAACTTTTCCCTACAAGGTTGCAGGATTGTATTTGTTAGTATAGCTAAATTAACCAACTGCTCCTGAGATGGATCATTCTTAATACCCATCCTAAGAGCAGTCTGACTTCTTGTGAGTTCTTTTAACGAGAAGTTTTTTGATAACTTCATATATTATCGTCACAAGCACAAGGGTTTGACCAACATTTACGGCACATAATTATTTTCATCCAAATAACTCCTTTACATTTTTAAATGAATTGTCTGGCATTGCATCTACTACTGCATCCAGTGCTACCTTTTGGTCATCGCTAAGGTTGTCATCAATTGCTTTCTGAACGTGGTCAGTAGCAAGATCTTGGGCTTTATCCATAACAAGACCTTTAATTACATTAAGCAACATTGCTTCCAGCATTCTCTTCCTCTTCTTTAGGTTTATCTGGTTCAGGGTTATGTGTAGGTTCGTCGTGACTTACTTCAAACCAGTGCTTTCCCAACATACCTATGATGGGCAAAAAAGCACCAAAGGCTAGGTTTATTAAGTCTTTACTAGATTGTGCTAACTCATCTGGTTTATTCACCATAGTAAACACAAGCCAACCAAATAAACCAAAGGCAAGTAAACTGATTAAAAACCTGGCCCAAAATCTTAGTTTCATCAACTGGATATGTGGGTCATCTTTTATCTTGCCTCCATTCTTAACCGTTTTCTTTTCTATGATTTCTTCCATTTATCTCCTTTGACCAGCCATTAGCCTGAATTCAGTTAGTAATTCACGCATGGTTTCTGTGTTTGTGTTTAATGCAGCTTTCATTTCTGACATTACGTTGGTGGTAGTTTCAACTAACTTCATAAGCCTCTCATCATTACTTGAATCCTTCTTCCACATTTCTTCACGCTCTTTCTTTGCAAGATCAGTGGAGTAGCGAATATACCAAAATGCAGCCGCAATAATGACTGCTGGCAATCCTATTCTTTCTACTAAAGATACTATAATTTCTATGTCCATAGCTGATCCGCTTACAGGTTGTGGGTAATGATAGTACTGAGCATCTGCTGGGTTCATTTTAATTCACAGTTTCAGTGTCCTTTTCTTCCATCTCCTTTTCTTGTTCTCGTTGTACTCTTGCTTTTTCTGCCCAGTCCTTACCTAAGCATGACCATTTGGTTGCCCAATCTGGTATTTCAAATATTCCACCATCCGTGGTGTAGAGAACCATTCTATCTTTTTCTTCAACGTATTTGTGAGCAAAGCACATTCTGGATTCCCAAAACATGCTATGCTCTTTACGCCATTTAAACTTATAAGATAATATCCTTGGTTCTTCCTCTTTATCCTTTTTGAACCATTTCATCTTATTCCTTTATTTCAACCTCCTCGTTTTCTTCATCTTGTTCTTCCATTTCAACGAGAGCTTGCTTATAGCCAATAAGCTGTTGAAGTTGCCCCTGTAGTTGGGGGATTTGTTGTTGAATTTGTGCAATCTGCTGATCACACTGTTCTACTGTAAGTTGCATTACATCTCCTTAATGCGGGTTATGCACTTTCCAGTGCGGTTACTTTTGCTTCAAGTGCTGTGTTTTTTGCTGATAATTCTTGGAATGCCTTAATAAGTGGAAATATTAATCCAATTTTATAAAGACCTTTCCTTTCTTTAGTTGCTCGCTCCTTAATATTTCCATCATCATCTAAAACTGCATCTTTTGCTTCATCAGTAAGAACCAAATGTGGAAATATTTCTTCAACATCTTGTGCCATTACTCCAATGTGAAGACCTTTAGAAACATCACCAATCCTGTTATAATTTTTTACTTTAAGGGCATTAACTTTCCCCAACATTGATTCAACATCTTCAATGTTTTCCTTAGATCGTCTATCAGAATGTTGATAAAATTGACCATCTGCACGTATGCTAAATTCTGAACCATCTGTATCAACACCACGAATAAAATAGTTAGAGGTGTTATTAGGAGCAGCAGCCGTAAAATCTATAAATAAACCATAGGGATCAGAAGAATTGGTATTTTCAAATTTGGTTACAACATTGCCATTAACATCTGCTCTTACATGAAGGGGGTGGGCGGGAGTATCAGAGCCAATGCCGACATTTCCAGAGGTGTCAATCAATAATCTGGCAGCACCTCCAGTAGCGTCATAAAAGTTTAAACTACCTGTATTTGTTACTAAAATTTCAAAAGCTTTGTTTGTATATGAACTTCCTCCTGATCTTTCTATTCTCAGGCCCGGAAATTGATCTCCTACCGCTTCAAGTTCTAATGCACCTTCGTTTAAGATAGAAAAAGTGGGATTAGTATTTATCCCGACATTTCCAGAGTTGTCGATGCTTAATCTTTCTGTGTTAGCAGTCCAAAATGACATTTTTCCGTCATTTTGATCAAAATCAATTCTACCTTTACCATTATCACCAGTTTTTCCAAACCAGATTGCTCCATTGCCTGTTGCACCACTCATAATCGTCATGCCACAATTACCAGAATTTTCAAGTAAAAGCTCATCAACTGCAGTATTATAAGTCACGGAGCCACCAGCCGAATCAGTCCACACATGAATTTTACCTAAAGGATTAGTTGCGCCAATCCCGACTTTTCCATCACCAGTAATTCTCATTTTTTCTGTTCTGGAACTACTCCCTGCACCTGTCCAAAATGTAATTGGACTTGTGTAAGATGCATTGCCAGGATTCCGACTCATAATATTCAATGGTAAAGTTGGAGTAGTTGAGTCATCCATCTCAATCTTTGCATCTAGAAACATTATTGTCGGTTTTCCTGTAGTTGATACATCAATACCTACGATTTCTGTAGTTGCCGCCCCCTGCACAGTAAATTTATATGCTGGATCAGTTGTGCCGATCCCAACTTTTCCAGAAGAATCAATCCGCATTCTTTCTACCGCTGATGTACGGAAGGTCATTGCATCGCCTCCTGTGCCATTAAGGTATGCAATCATCCCTTGATAACCTGCTGAACCAGTACCATCACCAAAAGCAATTGTAGAATTACTGTTTGTCCCTGAAATTATTGACATACCCTCATTACCTGTCCCAGCAATTACAAGATTGTCTTGAGCAGAATCGTAAGAACTTGGGTCAGTAGTACCAATCCCAACATTTCCAGAGGAATCAATACGCATTTGCTCTACGCCGTTACCGCCATTTGCCCGTGTGTGAAAACTTAAATATCCAGCAAAGTTTCCATCAGCAGTTGATTCTCTTCCACCTACAATCCCAGACGTTGTGGCAAGGTTGCTACTAGAATCGTATATTTGACCAAAACTAATCCCAGAAAACTGTGCGCCATTATATCCACCCGTATCTGAAATAAGTAATTGTGTCTTTATCGTACCAGTAGCAGTAACATCCCCACCTGAAACTGTTAGACGTTGCGATGGCGTTGTAGTACCAATGCCAACACGATTATTTGTAGAATCAACCTTTAGTGTAGCTGTGTCTACCGTCAGGTCAGCACTGACTGTTGCACCCCCTGTAACATTAATACCCTGATTAAAATCCCATGTATCCGTAGAGTTCGTCCAAGTAATTGATTTATCGCTATCCGAACTTTTGAGTATAATACCGCCACCGTCTACTGCCGTGTCATTACCCTCTGAACCTGAAGGAGAGTGTGCGAGTTCAATCAGCTTGTCATCAACTTGGAGGGTCGTTGAATTAAGTGTCGTGGTTGTGCCGTCTACCTGAATATTCCCTTTGAGGTGGAGCAATCCTGTCGCATCCCCTACAGTCGCAGGGTCGATGACTAAAGTTGCTGGCCCCCTCAGTTCACCAGCTAAAGTAACATGACCACTACTGTCAGCCGTAACTACCTTAGAATTTTCGGTAGTTCCTTCAGTTGTGATATCGATCCGCTCTAGGTCGGTACTGGTTACACCCGTATCAACGTATGAGGCTAGTGTGGTTTTGTCCTGCCCTAAGTCGGCTATGTCTCTTGCTCTACTCATAGTTTATTCCTTGTTATCCGCCATGTTTCCGCCATCCGCCACTCATGACGGTTTACTGGGCCAAGTTATGTTGTCGGGGTCTGTCTGTGTCGGTACGTCCCTGAGTGCCTGTCTGTATGTTTTCATTGCTGTAGACAGCGTGTTGTCTTTGAGTGCTAGGTAGTCTGTTTCTGCCAGCCTACGATTCCGATCTCTGCGCACATTCTCCCACTTTCCTGCTGTGCGACATTTAGCTAATTCAGTGTCGTCTTTAACGATTTTACTCCCATCCCACTTGAGGTGGTAGTGTTGCCCTGTGTCAATCTCTGAATGTATATGACCACTTTGGTTAAAAGTATCTGTAATGTCATTACCATCCTTGTCTTTGTCCTGATAACTAAGTGGTGCATCTGTTTCTACAATCTCGTAGTCTTCACCACTAAAATCAGAGACAGGTGGATCACCAGAAGTTACAGTAGCCAGCCAAGTCCAGTAATCGGATTTGTCTAAGCCTTTTGCTCTTCTTCTGCACTGCCATTCTACTTCGTGAATAGCTATTAGTTTTGTGGCTTTAATTGCTATATACATTTATAACCTTGTAATTTGTATATGATTATATTGAGCATTGGAATCTCCGTGCCACCTTCCAAAAATCTGAACATAATCTCCTTTAATGAGACTCATTCTATAGTTGTTAGTAACAGCAGAGTACGCAGAAGAACTAACTGTTCCCGTGGAAACAACATTTCCATTAACTTTTATAACAGCATGATCTCCCCCTGAACCACTTGTAACCGCAACGGTCATAGCAC